TCCGTCGTAGTGGTGGACGCTAGGAGCACCATACCTACTTCAAACTGAACGACGCTTGAGACGTTAGCAAGCGTGATGGTAATCACAGGAGTACCGCCCACAACTGAGGAGGCGATTTGCCCGCGTGAACCCGTACCGCTTCCAAAAAGCCCCGACGCCAAATCGTTACTCAAGTTGCGAAAACCCGTATCGATGTTGAGCTTCGCTTCATCGACAAAGGCGCCCGCGTCGTTTGCGGTCGCTTCCAACAACTCGTTGGAAATAGTTACCAGCTGGTAATTGCTTACTCGATACACAAAGAAGCTAGAGATCTGCGGCGCGGTTTGGTTATTCTGCGCGTTGGTAAACGTCGCAGAACGCCCTTGCGGCGTACCCCAGACAGTGGGCACCGGGATATATTTCCCGGCAAAACCAGTCGGACTCTCGTCCTTCGGTAAAAGTGAGAGCAGCGCATTTTTCTTATAGACTAGGTCTTTCATGTAGCTGTCGCCGGAGTAAAGCTCCTTAAGCGCAGCTACCTGATTTGTTACATTTGCAAAAGTTGCCATGGGGCCCCCTTAAAAGAGGCGCAAAGCACTGGCCTAGTTTTGGCCCAAAAACGCCCTCATTGCGCGTTCACGTCGTTCAGCTTCCGAGCTGGCCCCAAATCTTTGGGGCCTTTGGCTGTTAGACAGTGTTTGTGTACGAGGCGGCGCTTGTGTCGTGGTCTGCGACCCTTGGCCCCCGGCATTTTGCGAGGGGCGCTGTTCGTTGAGTAAGTTTCTAATTTTTTCGACTGATGCAGCTTTCCGCACCTCGTCCTCTAGCGTCGCTTCTACGTCCCGCATAGCTGTAGCCAGGTCTAAGCGCCTACCCTCTACGTCCATTACCTTTTGGATATACTCGGCAACGTCGTCATGGGAGGAATAGGCCTTAATTAACGCAAAATCGGGGTCGTTTTCGGCGGCAGTTTTAACTTCATTGGAAATCTGTTTTGCAAGCGCTGCCACTTGCGATTGTTGCTGTTTTTCGAGCAGGTCTTTAACGCTTGTCTGTGTGTCGGCGAGCTGCTGCTTTAACGAGGCCTCAAGGCGGCTAATGCGGAGTTCGTCGTTTGACGGTTGGTTGAGAAGTTTCTCGGTGAGACTGTCGTAAGTGTGTCCCTGTTCCAAAAACAACCCGAAAGGGTCGCTTTTCAGTCGTTCCATGACCGACGAGGTTTTCCCGGTTAACTCCTCTTTTTCTTTTGACCATGCTGCAAACTGTTGTTCCTTGGCTTTAAGCTCGGCGTCCCTTGCGCGTATCGCTTTTTCGCGCCGGATAAGGGCGGATAGGCGGGCCGTCGCGGGGTCAGCGTCAAGTGAGGGCTCAACCTGCGGCGGTAACTGCGACCCTCTACCAGTATCCGTTTGTGCGGGGCTCGTCGTGTTTGGCGACTCGAAAGGGGCGGCGGTGAAACTGTTATGAGAGAAGTCCATTGTGTTTTTTCCTTAAACGGGTAGTAGGTCACTGGTTGGCGGGGCCAACGGTTGCGCCATTGGCCCCTGTTCCGTGGGAGGCGGACCCCCTACGGCATTTTCGGATGGAGGGGTGCCCTCGGGGACAGGCGGGGGCGCTTGCGCCTCATCGAGAAGGGCTTTAGCCTGCTGGAAATAGGTTCTGAGACCTTGCATGCGGTCCTCTTCAAGGTCCAATTGTGCGTACAGGTTAATGTACTTCGTGGACAGGTCGAGGGCTTTTTCAAGGTTTGTGTAATTGTCGGGCGCGTCCTCTATGCCCTCGTAAACGATATCGTCGAGCTGTTTAAGAATGCGCTCCTCGGAGGCATTCTCTAGGCGGTCTACCTGCTCAATATCCGGGAAGGACAGGAGCCTGCGACCCTCCTCGGGGGCTAGTAGGCCCGCTTGCATCATCTCGGTAACCGTGGACAATCTGCCCGCCGGAGTCTTGGGGAGGTTAGAGGACTCGTAACATTGGATAATAAATGGATCGTCGAAGTCGGCGAGGTCCTCCAGGTCAATCTTTTTAACGCCCTTATTTTCTACACAAAGCGTTTGGTAACTCCCTTCGCGCTTGGCTATGTCGGCGGCGCAATAGATTACTTGGTAGGCTAGGTCTTTAAAAAACTCGTCGTAGGCCTTAGACAGCGTTGCGAAGCGGTCGCTTTGAATGTCCTCGAACTCACGTAAAGCGGCGCCCGAGTTCAGACCTGACGGTTTTTGGGAGCTGCTCGCAAGCTCGGAAATCCCTTCCTGTTTGTAAGCGTAGCCAATTAGGTTGTCGAGCTGCCGGTAAAGCTCGACAGGAACGCAAGGGGCGACCTCATAGGAGGGTTTTGTGCCCCTATATTTCACAATTGTGCCTATTTCGTTATTAAGGGCCGTGTTTAATACTGCCGACCCCTCCTCAACGAAGACACGGGGCACGCCAACAAGATTTATAGATTTTGTAATCGTGTATAGGAGTTGGTTAATAGACATTTGCGTGCCCATTTGGCGCTCCGCGAGACCTTGCCCCCAGAAACCTGCTATCCGGTTGGAGTACCGCAGTTTAGCAAAAGGGAACGACGAGCGGTGCCACGGCTCCTCAAATAAAACGCCGTTATCGCAAAAGATAACGTGCAGCCCGTCCTTAGCACTTTGGGAGCTGGGGAGGTGCCAGGCCTCGGCAACAAGCACCATGTCCGCTATAGTGCTCGTTGCGTCCTTGGTTTCGTCAAGAATGGCGTTCTGCGCACCCTCGATTATGGCAGCAGCTTTAGGGTAGCAGGCCGCTACCTGGTCGCGTTCCATGAGCTTTTTCTCAAAGAGCTGTCTAGGTTCGCCATAAAACGCGTCCTGCTCGTCAACGAGTAGGTCAATGGGCAATCGTCGCTCAAGCGCTACGCGCCCATCGGCGTCCTCTAGAATTTTAATTAACCCGGTTCCGAAAACGCAGGCATCGCGAAGGCTTTCCAGGCCTTTTTCGTGGGCCTTTGTTTGGTAAAATTCGCCTTGAATGAATGCGTTTCGCTGCTTCGCTTTTTTTCGCTCACGCCATGAGCCATTGTCGGTCAAGAACAGCGGCCTGGGCTTATTCTGCCCCATACGGGCCGTTAGCGTGTCAATGCAGCTCGTAATCACTGACATGGTGGGCCTGTTATTCGGTAGCGAGGAGTTGGTTTTTAGGACGCGTGGGTTGGAGCCCGTCGGGCCAGCAAGGGGCATGTTGCCGTAAAGCCGCGCAAGGACGCCAACCTCGTTAACCATGCGCCGGTTGGACTCGGAAACGAGTGAAAATGCGCTCGTAACAGACGCGAACATGTCCACCTTAGACGCTGCATCCCACCAGCGATTTGGGGACGCGGGCCTGCTAGAGGTTGTTTTAGCTTTAATGATGTTAGGCGTGTCTAGCGGCGTTACTTTCGGCATGAATCCTTCCTAGTCGGAGGCGTTCGCTATTTCGTCCAACGTGGGGGCCGACCAAAACAAAAGCTCGTTGGGAGTGAGGGCTGGGGTGGGGTCCGCAGGCGCTAGGAACTCCTCTTGAGGTGGCCTATGGGGCGGCGTCTCTAGGGTCGGTGAGTTGAAAGTAAGCGTAATGTCCGAGATGCGAATCGAACCAATACGGGAAGCCCTAAACAGCGTTAACAGCGCAGACAAATCGGGCGTTTCCATTAGCGTGCCGCCCTAACGAGGGCTTTTAAGATATTCGCACGACGTTCCTTTTGCTCGCCTTCTGGGTCCTGCACGTCTTGCTTAAAGCCGGGTGTGTCCTGCTCGTCCGATAGGAAGTCGTTGTTTTCATGCTCGGCAACGTCGAAGTTATCGATGGACTCCTCGCCCTCGGGGCGCGCCCCTTTGCGTTTAGCCATAAGGATGTCGACAATGCCGCCGTGGGCGTAGCCGCCCATTTGCATTGGGCCACGCATTTGAGGCCCGCCGCCACCTGTTACGGCAGTCCCCGAGGGGGGAATGACAGAGGGCATACCGCGACCTTGCCCCATATTAGGGAGGGGCGGGCGGTTGCCGCCCATAGGAGCCCCAGCGCGTGCGTTCTGCATCATATTCATGGCCCGCTGGCGCCGATCGTCGCCGAGTTCAGGCCTGTCCCATGCCTCCACGCGTCCCGTCCCACGATTGCCCGGGTTTTTGTCCCCCTGCGCTCCCATAAACTCACGCCCTGGCCTATTGGCCATTTGGGTGTCCCCACCCCAAGGGTCTGCCTTTGCGCCTTGGCCCCCTTCACGCTTACGCTCGTCGTCCCCAGCCATGCCCCCGTAGGCCATTTTCTCGGTCTCTGCCGGTTTGTCCTTTAAGCGCTGCCGCCGGTTGAACGCCCGCATCATGAGGTTATTCATTCTCGTCCCCTTCGCCCTCTTCGTGCTCGTCGTGGGGGCTCATTTCGTAGGCGTCCATAAAGGCGCAGAGGGCTTCGCAGAGCTGCTTAGGGCTTTTCTGGTCAATGCCGCGCAGGATATCCGAAGCTAGTGTAAGCTTGTCGTCCTGCCCGTCGGGGTTGGTTTCGATGGCAATCTCAACCCCGGGCCCGCCGCCGCTTTTTTTCTCAATGACCCCGCCGCCCTGCGCACGTTTCTCTAAAAATGGAAGCATTTTTACCCCTATCTGACGCAGTTGCCGAAAATAGCTGCGTTGTTCGCGTTTAAAATCACGTAACAATTCACCTCATGAGAGGAGGGGACGCGATGGACGCGGTACACCTCCACCCCGTTGGGCACGGGCTCGGGTTGGGTGGCGTAGCCTTCGCTTCGGGCCATGTCGGAACAGGCCCCGAGGTTCAGGACAACAAGCGTAAGGACAACGCAGGTCACAACGGCAAACATTGCAAAAAGTCGGTCGGTCATACTTATGACCGTTTGTGCGAGGTGGGTGCGTGTACACGTGGCGTGTACAGACTTAGGGCATGAAAGCGCCGTTAAAACAGTGGGTTAACTTTTCAGCGTGTACACGTGGTGTGTACAGACTTAGGCCCCGCTCCAAATCTCTTCTTCGCGCTGCAATCTCTCTAATGTGTCCGCTTCCATGCGTGCCTCCTCGGCCTTGCCCCATTCAGGGGAGCCAACGAGGAGGGGTGCAGGCTTATTTTTAAATAGGTACGAATGCGCCTCTTTGAACGCGTAGAGTACCGCGTCGATAATGTCAGAGTGGTGCCCAGGCTTAAGCACTAAACGCGTCGGGGTAGAACGCTCGTAATCGACCTGCAATGTCGCTGAGTCGGTAGCAAAGGCGCTTGCACGGTTTGCTTTAAAGCGGCCTGCAAGTAAGAAGTCGTTTAGGAAGGTTGCATTTTCAAATTTCCGCGCCTTATCCGCAGCCTGAACAGGCAGCGCGTACCGCTTCCTTATTTCCTCAGCAATCTTTTTCCCTAGAGCGCCCTCGTCAACGACAATTTTTTCGACTTGGTAGGTGTCCAAGTACTTCCTAATCTTGCCCGCAAGCGTTGTGATGTCCTGCCCCCGTGTAATGTCTTCGTGGACTAGGTAGAGGTTGGGCGTAAACTCATTCCAAGCCAGAACACAGATAGCGTCGGCGTCGTTAATACCCAAATCGACGCCCATGATATAGCGCCACCGACCGTCGGGGAGGGTGTCGTAATGGTTGCGGTCGGGGTCGTATTTAATAAAGAGGGCGTCTAGGTCCTTAACCCATTGGTTCCCGTACTCGCGCAGTAGGGTTGGGTTGTCAGACAGCCAGTTATTACGGCGCTTGAGGGTTTCAATGAACGCGCCGGGATTGGGCAGATAGGGGTTTTGCAACAAGGACCATTTATGCACCGAGAAGCCAAGTTTCCCGTGGCAGGCGTCATAAAATACCCCACGGTTAAGAGCGCCAGGTGTGCCAGTTAGGGCGAGCCATGAGTCGGAAAAGTCGAGGAGCGCGGGCTCGATTACGTCTTGAATTAATGACTGCAGGTGGGCCCCAAAGTCCTGCGCCTCGTCAATTCCCACTGCGGGGCTGCGGACCCCCTTGAGGCGTTTAATAAAGTTAGTCATATCGGCGCCAAAGAGCTTTAGGCGGGCACCATTGGGCAGCGTCATGGTGAGATTGGACTCAGTAAAGTCGGCCCCTAGCTTATGGGTTGTGTCCAGTTCCCGCAGGACGGGCCACATAATTTCCCGGGCCGAGTCGCGGGTCAGTGCGATATACCTACAGGTTTCGCCGGGGTGTTTATTCATTTGCGTTAAAAAGCGTCGGGCTAGGCCTACAGTCTTGCCTGCGCGCCGTGTACACTGGGCTAGCACCCGGGGGTTCGTGTCCTGCACGAAAAAGCACTGCGGACCAAAGTTAGGGTCGTGGAAGGTCTGCGGGACGATGGTTTTTTGGTAGGCCCTGGCGACCTCGCGCGGACTTAGGCGGCGGGTCGGTTTACGTTTAGTCATCTTCCTGGCCGCGCTGTAGTTTCATAGCGCGATAATGCAGGACAAATCGCTTTTCGTCCTCATTGATTGGGAACTCGTCGGGCTCGGTGACTAATTTCCCAAGGGCAAGCTCGGAGAGGGTTTTGAGCATGTCCCCGTTGGCCTCAATTTTAGTCTTCAGTAGCACCTCAACGATTATCCCGTCGAGAATGCAAAGTCCGCTTGTGTCGAGGTTGCTTAGGACGCTTGTTGGTACGCTGAAGTAAGTCAGTAGGCGCGCGCGAAACGCGTCACGGTTGTATTTAACCGCGTGGGCCAGTTGAGGCGGTAGGGCGGGCGGGCGCCCCTTGCCATATTTATGTCCTTTTACAAAGGGTGTTTTTCTTGGTTTTGCCAATTTGCCTCAATTAAAGGTTGTCCTTGTCGGCGAAGCGCGCTCACCCCGACCACGACCGCGCCCGCGACCCCGACCACGACCACGACCCCGACCACGACCCGACCCCGACCACGACCGCGCCCGCGATCCCGACCACGAGCGCGCCCGCGACCCCGACCACGCCCACGACCCCGACCACGACCGCGCCCCATAGCTATTTTTTATGGGCCGTCTCATTGCGACCGCGACCCCGACCACGGCTGCCATTTGTTGTTAAGGGGGGGGAGCATGGTTATTTCAGTACCATGTAGGACTCGACGGAGTTCATTCGGATATAAACGGGGTGAGGCAGGTCCTGCATATCAGTCCATTTTTTGTCCAGTAGCGGGCCCGTATCGTAAACGATACCGGCATCGTCAAGCCGCACCTGGTTCTCGTCCAACTCCACTAGCTTGCCTGTATAAATGTAATTCATGCAAAAAAGTGTAATTCTCTGACCTACTAAACTATTGAGCCCAATTATGTTCATTTTGTTCCCTCGTTTGCGTTGTAAACCATGTTTATTTTAGAACGGCAATAATAATGTTGCCCACGGGGACCCAAGCGGTTTTTGAGTTGACCGTTAGTAGGATACCGTCGGGGTTAGTAACGACATGCATTTTTAACCCGGGGATGCGGTCACAGTTGAGAGTTGTTTCGGTTTTGCCGCCGGGGAGGCGCGCCGCAGATTGTAAAAGCGCAATAGCAACCTCGGCGCCGTTTGCGGTGGCCAGGTTGCTTGGGCGGGGATCGGACGCGGGTAGTGTCGTGGTTTTCATGGGACTCCTCGTTAAAGTAGGTAGGGCGTGTATTTCATTCGCCCGACTAGGTCGCGGGCGCTACGGGTCAAGTGGGAATAGGCTGTGTGTGGCCCTTCACCTAGCAGGAGCTTCGCTATACCAAGGAGGCGAAACGGCTCTTTAACGAACACAAAATGAATGACCTCACCTTGTGTTATGGCCATGCCTAGCAATAGATTAGGGTCATTATCGGCGCAAGCTACGCTCACCGTAACACCGGGGTCGTCAACGAGCGCGGCCACCTTATTGTTATAGAAACGCCAAAACTCGGTTACTGGGGCGACGCGGGCGAGAATGTTGCCGTAATAGTAGGCGTTTAAAAAGGACGCAAAAATAAAGGGGCGGTCGGCCACCAAAAAGGGCCGCACTGCAATGCCCTTTATTTCCATATGGCGAGGACTTTTTTCATGTTCTTGAGGCGTTTCCTGACTGTCCAAAAGCTCACCCCCAAAGATTTCGTTATTTGCCGCAAGCTAAGGCCCTGACAATGAGCGGCCCACACTGCACGATCTAGATCGTCATCAAATGCATAGGTTTCCAGAATATGCGCTGCCGTTTGAAAGTAGATGCGACGGCGGTCCCCTAACCTATGTGCCTTGAGGACCCGACTACCCCAGGTTTGGCGGTAGGGCTCGCCCTCCTCGTTGTAGGACTCGGCATCTACGAAACCCGAGGCGGCGAGCTGCTGCTCCCAGTAGCGCGCCAACGCCTCGGGTATTTTTAAAGGGCCGCCCT